TCTTATTTCGTTGCAATATAATGTATTGACAATAACCGTATCATTCCGACCCATTAATAGATGGTTTCAAATACGAGATGTATATGATGCTTATAATGATTTCCCATATATTGCACCCAATTTTAATTTGTTTTATTCCCAAATGTACCGTTTTTTACAGACTCCACCAGATACGAGTCTTGGAATAGATTCTTATACAGATAAACGAAATATATGGAACGCCGATATAAATTTGATATCAACTTATTGTTTTTTATCAGAAAACGAACAAAGATTATTTGCCACACAAGAACAAAAATATGTTATTAAACAGGTTGTCGAGAATATTTATTACAATGTAACTGGCCCGAACAGAGTCGAAATAAATTCACTTGGATTAGTTTCGAGTTGGCTTTTTTATTTTCAAAGGAGCGATGTAAATCTAAGAAATGAGTGGAGTAATTCTACAAACTGGCCATATGCACACCTTCCATATGATGTTGTGGTAGCTCCGTCAGAAGGAAATATTTTGGTATATAGAAAAACATTTTCAACCCCCTACACAGAGATACCCTTTTATATTGGGCCGGGTGTAGAACAGAATGGAAATCAGACTGGCTTGATGATAACAAGTGTTTTTCGTCCTCAAAATATTAAAGACATTCTTTTAACAATGGGAATCCTTTTAGATGGATCATATAGAGAAAACACTTTGCCAGCCGGAGTGTATAATTATATAGAAAAATATAACGCTTCAAGAGGAAATGCTCCACCCGGATTATTCTGTTATAATTTTTGTTTAAACACGAATCCATTTACTTCGCAAATGTCTGGTGCAATAAACATAAGTATGTTTAATAAAGTGGAGTTGGAATTTACGACTATCATACCACCACTCGACCCATTGGCACAACAGTTGTATATTTGCGATCCATTGTCTGGAGAACAAATCGGTATCAACAAACCATCGTGGCAAATTTACGAATATAATTATAATTTAATATTATTTGAAGAAAGAATAAATATTTTGACTTTTATGAGCGGTAATTGTGGTCTTATGTATGCGAATTAAAATCATTAATTTTATGTGACTATTATATAATGTTACGTCATTTTTTAGAATATGAAAAAATAGAAAACGTTGAAGGATTTAAGATACAAGAAGGAATAGATGGCGAAGAGTTTGACGCAACTCAACATTATTATGATTTTTTTAAGTATTTTGGACTGACAATTGCCTTTTACTTGTTGTTTTTATTGCTTTTTGTCATAGGTGGATCTATCTTATTGAAATATTCGATTTTGGTAAGAACTGTTTGTCTACCAGTCAATTTGGAATACAGAGATAAAAATACAGAATACATCAGTAAAGGGGACATTGTAAAACCATATGACGCGTTTTTTGATAATACTTTGGAAAAAAAGGAAAAATTAATGAATGAATTTTCAGTCGCCAAACCATTTGAATTTAGTTATGACAAAGATGGAAAAAAAAGTAAAATATATTTGCCATTATATACAACTTATAATTATTACTATGATAAATTATTGGTTAGAGCAGACAAAAAGGATCCAAGTGGCACTACGTCTGGAAATTCAATGTTACTTGGAAATGTATTTACTTTAACGGATGATATTGAGGGGAAAACGGGCACTCATATGAATGATAATTTTACTGGTAAAACAATGAGATATGCATATACATTATCATATTTATCAATAAACTGGCTTTTTAGTAATATATTTAATTTTTTGCCTTTATGGGGCACTATTTTATTGGCATTTTTATATGCTATAAGCGGAGTCATTACCTTAATAGAATCTACAGTGAGTTCTGACAATCCCGGTGGTATTACAAATCTAACAGGAAAAATATTATCACCTATATTAACTTCTACCTTTTTTTGGACTTTTTTTATTATTGCAATATGTTTGAGTGTTTTTAATACAGCCTGGGCGGCATTTAAATGTTTTGTGAATATTACAAATTTACCAGGTTCAGAGCAGTTTTGGTGGTACACCAGTACTGATTTACCGCGTAATGTATTATTTTATGCAAACAACAACACAACCTATAGGAGTCAATCAGGTAAAGCTATTCAATGGGCTGTTTTTTGTTCGATGATTGTTGCTAGATATATTGCCGGACTATCGTTTGCTTGGATATGTGCATTTTTAGGTATTTTAGTAGCTATGGCAGTAACATTTAACAGTATCTCTAAAATATTTGGTTCAGCAGGTTGTTTTTATATAGATGGAGAATTAAAACCATTTACATGGTGGAATACGTTAATATGGCTACTTCCTATATTTTGTTTTACCAGATGGTCTGTATTTATACCGTTATTATATGCAATTGTTATTATCGCGCTGTGTGTGCACCCGCCTCTTGGTGGAGGGGTATTTCTTTGCTTGACTATTTGTATATGGTTATTTAGCAAAAAATTACAAGAATTGAAGGATTCGTATTTAAAGTTGGTGTATGATGCGTATGAGAAAAATAAGGATATTGTAGAAAAGGAACCCATTATACCGACTGAAACAAATAGTATAGAACCAGTTGAATGTAGAGGGTTGAAGGAGAAAATTGATAATGGTGAAGTTGTGATCAATCCTGCTATTAAAAATAAAAGTAAAATAGAAGAACGAGTGGAGAAAGCAAAACTGAATACGGTTAAATCCAGTCCTAAAACAGGTCATATTAGTCCTGTTGATTCAAAAGATTCTTATGATCCATTAGATATTGTTGCAGTAGGATTATCCGATGCATTAGACGAGTCGGGCGACGACACAACAATTGGTTCGAATGAATCGACAGTTGCGTTCAGACAATGAAATCATCGAGCTGTAAGTATTTAAAAGATTAAGATATAATTAATATCATGTTTGTTTCTCTTTGTACACCAACGTGTAATCGTAGACCTTTTATAAAAACAATGGTAAAATGTGTTGAAAATCAGACATATAAAAATTTTGAATGGATCATTTTGGATGATGGAAATGATAAAATCGGGGATTTAGTGGAAGGGTTACCCTACGTGAGATACTATACTTGCGAAAAAATGAATATTGGAGAAAAACGTAATTTGATACACAGGTATACAAAGGGCCAAATACTTGTTTATATAGATGATGACGATTATTATCCACCAGAAAGAATTTCGAATGTAGTTGAATCGCTTACAGGAAAAGAGTTGTGTGTCGGGTCTAGTATTATGTTTATTTATTTTAGCGATTTAGAAAAAATATATCAATTCGGTCCTTATGGAAGATATCACGCTACCGCAGCAACATTTGGATTTAAAAGAGAGTTATTAAATCAAACTGCTTTTAAGGATGATGCCAGAGCCGAAGAAAAATTCTTTTTGAAAAAATGGACAATTCCTTTAAAACAACTCGATCCCCAAAAAACAATTTTAGTCATAACTCACAGTATGAATACAGTTGACAGAAAAACATTATTGAACAGTCCCAATGTTAAGGAAACAAATTACACACTGGAAGATTTCGTGTCAGATAATTCTATTATCCAGTTTTATCGCACTGAAATGCAACCCCAATTAATTGAATATAAAAATCAACTTAAAGAACTGACTGGGAAAATAATATAAAGGATAAATATATATTATGGTAAGGAGTCAAGCAATGGATTACGAGAAACAAAGTAGATTTTTACCTGTTCCAGAAAATGACGAAGATTCACAATCATCGAAAAGTTCGTTGACAGGGCTAAATAAAAGGAAACATTTGATTGTTCGAAAAAATCGCCAAGGAAAAGGTAAGGTATTCACAACAGTATTCGAGACAAATTACAACAATACATTTTGCACAAATGCCAAAACAAACCAACAGTACAACATAAAGTTCGGATCGAAAGGCGAAGATACATTATTCAGTGTAATTCTAGCGACAGGTGAATCCGGTCAGACTCCCCTCATTCTATTTTACGACAATCCAGAACAATATGAGCGTCATTTCAACATATCATTGACGCCCGAAGCAAAGAAGAAGTGGCACAAAAAACAGGCTCGCAGAATTCCCCAAAATTAAATTATTATCTTCTGTTATTATATGATGTCCACATCAGTTATTAAACCGTTCGGAAGTATTACACAAAAATATATGTGCAAAGAATATACAGGTAATAAAATACCAGAGATCGTTCCTGGGACAAAAATAAATATAATGGATGATGAAAAAGTAATAGTTTCGCATAATGCCAATGCTACATTTGTAAGTGCAACCATTCAAAACAATAATACCGAAGAATGGAAAAAACAGGCAGATCAATATGCAACTTGTACTATAAATTATAATGTGGACGGTAAGACACAGACGTATGTGTCTAATGAAATGGCGAATCTTACAGTTTGCACATATAATAGTACAGGGGGTAGAAGTCGTAGTAGACGTAACCGTAGATATAGGCGTAGTAGAAATAAGAATTTTAGAAATAGGCGACGAACCAGAAATAGGAGACATTACCACAATAATTGATCTGCTAACCAGCCGTTTGACCATTTTTTTTTCCTATCTACAGAATGACGGATTTTATACATTTTTCTCCGCTTATTTGCATAGGTTTTACCGCATTTTTTAATATAGGTCGGATAATCATTCATTCCAAAAGCTCCCACCGAAGCTATTTTATCACCATCTTTATAGACATCGATCTTTTTCTTCCCATTCAAAGATGGTTTCACAACAACACCAATTTTCTTAGCCCTTTTAAAAGTATATTGTGTGATAGGATACATTTATTATAACACAATATTATTCTTCTTCCCCATTTTGAATTTTATCAAAAAACTTAAAGATACGATTTACAGATATAGGGGCGATATCGTATTGTTCCATCAAAACATTTATTTCTTCCATTGTATACTTTTCTCTCAAAGAAGAAAAATAAGAAAAAATATCAGATGAATCAATTAATAAGGATTGACAAAGATCCCGAATAAAAGTATAATTATTATATTCGGTTGAATATTTTGTCAATATTTTTGTAAATCGAATATCGTGAATCAATTCTGAATTATGAACTGTTTTTTCATATATATTCATATTTTTGAATACTTTTATAATAAAACACATTTCATTCAATTGCCATATTTGTTTTTGAAAAATAAATTTATCTATATAATCTGCAAAACATATATTCTTCATAAATGAAACATATAATGGTATACTTTTTTCTTTCGGTAACTTTGAAAGAACATCTACAATATTTTCGTGCCATAATAATCCGATAATATTTCTATCTAGTTCACTCAATACACCATTATCATTATAACACCGGTTGA